TACCAGAGGAATGCCACCGATTAAGAGAGTTGAGATATCCATTTCCTTTGTCCCTTTCTTTTTCTCAACCCCTCCCCCTTTAGGGGGAGGGGCTTTGTTTATGCGGCGCATGCGCCGCTGTTGGTTAAATGCGTTCGGTGAAGTTGGCGACTGCGCCGAGCAGGTCAATGGTGGTGGTGGCGGCGGCGACAAAGGCGATCTTGAGCAAGTAGTACTCGTCGTTGTCAATCCAGGCCGGCGTGGTGATGGTCACCGTCAACTTGTGTTGATCAACCGTGGCGGCGCTGGTCCCTGCGGTGAGGTCTTGCGTGATGGTTACTGCTGCGACCACGGCGACTGCCGTGTCTGCACCGCGCGTCACTTTGTTGAGCGATGCAGTCACGCTGGTGCAGGCGGCGGTCAGGAGTTCATAATCCACTTCGATGCTCTTCAGGTAGGAGCCTTTCAGGGCAACCGAGTTCGAAGGAATCATGATGGGGATATTGACATTGGCGGTCTCTGCCGTGGCGGCTTTGTGCATGGCGATGGTGCCGGAAACCTGCCCGGCTGCCTGGGTCCACGTGCCTGTGACGATATGGAAAGTAGTGGGCGGGATGTACTGGCTCATGGCGGTATCGTGAACATAGCCGCCGAGTTGCCCATTCTTGACCCAGGCATTGAGCAGGAACGAGTAACAAGAAACGAGAAACGAGCAAAGTTTACGCTTGGCTTGGTCTCCTTAGCGTAGTCAGATAGTCGAATAGTCGGCCGTCTGATAGAGAGGGATTAACACGAATTACACGAATGGGACGAATTACACGAATGAATTATTTCTTTTTGGTGCCTCCTTTGGTGGCGGGTTTGGGAGGTGGAGGGGATTTCACCTTGATGGGATAGGGGGAAGATTTGCCTTTCATGTCTTGATCTCCTTGATCGATTTCAGGGCGACCAGTGGTCGCCCCTACGGGGAACATCAGGGTGTTGATCTCCTGGACGGTGGCGTGCATTTTGCGACCATCCGCGAGGATGACAATAACGGTCTCTCCAGCCTGCGCCCATGCAATGGGCGGGAGGGTGGGTTTGTCGAGGTAGGGTGGGATGCTGGCTGCAAAGGCCTCGGCCATGGCTTGTAATTTGTCCATAATTTTCTCCACGAAGAACACGAATATCACGAAGATAAGAGGGGCACGGCGACGCCGTGCCCCAACAAGTCAAAAGATTAGCCGGCGACGTTCTCTTTGTGGAGTGGGCGGAAGTCCTGCACCAAGATCGCAGCGAACATACGGACCTTGATGCGGGTCTCGTCGTTCATGAACACGGCCGGGTCAGTCTCGCTGCCGGCGGTGTAGACCTCGGGCTGCAATCCGAAGCGTTCGCCCACGATGATGGCCGGGGCGATAGCCGGGTCTGCGACTGCGGCCCAATCGGTGGCATCGGACCAGTCCGGCACCACGATGGGCTCCACATAGCCGTAGGCCATGTTATTGCCGGAGCTCGTCCAGGAGCGCAGGAACAGGTCATCCGACGCGCCCTTGAGGGCGGGAGGAACCAGGCAATAGCGCGGGCGCACTCCCTGCACAGGGCCGGTGCCATAGTACCCAGAGGCATTCTTGATGAGCATGGGCTGGTTGAACATGGCGAGTTCGACCGCGCGCCAGGCGGTCAGATCGGTGCCCAGGGCGGTGGTGAGCAGGTTGGCATGTCCGCCTTTGGTGGTAACTGCGGTGGCATTGAACAGCGCGCCGGTGTCGGCCATGGTGGGACCTACGGCCGAATTGGCTGTGAAGACAGCCGCAATCAGTGCGGAATATTTCCGCAGGCTGGCGTTGCCGAGTTCTTTGGCATACCCGGTCAGCCGGCTGACATTATCCCGGTCAATCAGTTCCAGGGTAAGCGGGATATAGCCGCCATATTTCACGAAGCTGGCGGTCTCGGGGCTGTCGCCGATGGCGAGCTCTGCGTACTCTCCGCCTTCTGCCACGGTGGGTAGGCTGCCCACAGTCCCTACCAGAATGCCGGTGATGTCATTCAGGCTGGAAGCGTGTTGCACCTGGACGATCTTCTGCCACCAGTCATACCCGGCTTTTCCCAACAAATCCCACTGGTTGGCAATGATCTTGTTGAGGGCATTCTTCACCAGGCCGGTGAAATCGGCGGTGGTGGCGAGCTGGATGCGTTCGCCATAGTATCCGCCATGCAGATCATAGTCGCCGGTGAGCATGAGATACAGTTCCCGGATGCCGGTGAGGCGAGCGGCTTTTACGGCCTTCAAGCGGGCTTCCCGTTCCACGCCGAACAAGTCCGACACGGCGGCCTCGATGGCGTCGTTGGTGGTGACCATATTGCTGATGCGGCCGGGTCCCTGGATGGCTCCGGCGGCGGTCAGCTTGCTGACCATTTCCTGCTCTTCGGAGATGGCCGATTCCAGTTCGTTCGGCTCGAAGGGCTGGCCCAACTCGACCATGTGACCAAACTTGTGGTCAATGCGGTCCTGGATGGGTTTGGGCAGTTTGGAGGCTTCCAGCGAGACCTGCAGAAGCGTGCGGCAGGTCTGCAGGCGCAGTTGGCGCAGACTTTCATCGGCGGTTTTTTTGGTGCTCTCGACCTTCTTCTGTGCGTCGAGCAGGGTTATGGTGGCTTCGGTATCATCGCTTCCGGCGGAAGACGGGAGACCGGAGACGGTATCTTGATCGTTCATGGGGTTTACTCCTTGATTGGGGGATTGGGCACGGCGTTGCCGCGCCCCTACGGGTTGGGCGGCGGAAAGAAAACGACCTCCGCGCGCGGGATTGAGAACGCAATCCACGGATGAAACATTCAGGATGCGTTCGACTTTGCCGTCCGGCCGGGTTGTCACCCGCAGAACCGCAGAAAATCCAACGGTGGACATGATGGCCGGATCGGCCTTGGCGGCTTCCCGCAGCTGCGAAAGAACCGCAGCGGCAGGGCCTCCGGGAATGAGATTTGCCTGGATACCTTGATCGGTATCGCTCCATTTGGGGTCATGCAGCGCGCCGGCGAGGTCTCGAACCGAAGGACCTTCGAAAAAGCCCGGATGATCGAGCATGCACGGCACACTATCCCATAATGACAGGCTGGCCTGCAGGGAGGCGGGAGTGAACTCGATCCCGTGTCCCTTGGCTACACCTGCATTAATGGCAACGATGGAGAAACCGGTATCGGTAGCTTTGGCCTTTAACGAGATGGTGATGGGGTGATCTGGCATAAATAACTCCTGACGGAAAAAGAATTAACCACGACGGGCACAACGGACACGACGGTTGTTTTAAGTGCCGGTCGCTTGATCACTCGCATTATTTCCATTGCCACCATTCGGCTTATTGGCCGGCTGAGGTGGTGTGGCTTTGAGCGAGCGTTTAAGCATGGTGGGATGGCATGCGGTTTGCGGTTGGACTTCCCCGGCCATGCGATAAACCAAACGTAGAAATTCGTTCTCATCGATGCCGCCCCGGTCGAATATCTCGGAGACGGCCGGATAGACCCGGCTGACTGCCAGCGCCAGGGCGGCATTGTCCTTCTCGGTCATGTCGGGGCCGATGGCCTCGATCTGGCTGCCTGGCAGTACCAGCCGGTCGTACTGATGCCGGTAAGCTGCGGCGATCTGCGCCAGTTGGGCCAGAATGCTGCAAAAGAATTGCTGGGTCTGTTCCAACCCACGGAAGGTGGGCAGGTCGGAGGATTCGGCGGTGGTACTGGTGGCGCTTTCCGGCTCGGCCAGATAGTGGAGCGGCACGCTGGCGCCGGCGGCCAGGATCTTTTTCAGGCTCAATCCGTCCTGGTTGGCGTCGTGGCTGGCCAGCTGCGGGGCCAGCACTTCCCACGTCTCCGATTCATCGGCCACCAGCACGCTACCCGGCTGGGGAGGGTTGGAATTGATCTCGTTTTGCCGGGCGTCGCGTGCAGCCCGGTCGGCGAACTTGCCGGTGACCACGTACATGAACACCTGGCGGAAGCGATTCAAGCGGGCTCGATCCTCCAGCCAACCGGCATATTTACTCAGCCATGGCAGCATGGGGGCCAGATCTGGTTCGCCCCAGGGTACACCAACCGGCTGGTTATAGGCAAAGTGCAGCATGAAGACCGGTTGTTGATCACTGCGGTCATAGCCAGACCATGGATTAACCGAAGGGTCCCTTGGTTTGAAAGCCAATTCCTGATCGATGTCATTGTCAGCCGTGATGATCTGGTCCACCTGGTCGGCGGGCACGGCCCGGATGAACAGCATCCCGTTATTCTGGTCAGCCGTGCACAGGAAGAACAGGTTACCGCTGCGGGTGGCTTCATCGCAGAAATTGACACACTTGCGGTCCAGTTGGTTAAGCGGATGATTCCACCATTCTTGCAGATACTTATCGGTGTGCTTGTTGTCGCTCTTGATCTGGATGCCTCTTCCAACGATGAACATCGAAATCAGTTTGACAATGCGCCTGGCGATGGGGTTTACTTGCAACGCCCGCAGGCACTCCGAGAAAATCGTTTGCCGGTCATAGTCGTAGCGGTC